GGAGATGCACGAAAGACTGGGCGCGGGGTGTCGCGTTCGTGAGGGGATTGAGATTTTTACCCACTCCCGAGTTATGCCGTAGGGGGTTTGTTGCCTCTTGAGCTGTTACAGGATTTATGAGCTGGTAATAGTGGTGATTGTGATTGACCTGGGAAGTAGTGGTCTGCTGTGATTTGTGATTTGTCTGTGAATGGCTGGTTACATAGCCAACATATTGTGGCTGAATCTCTTACTTGTTTTGCTCTTTTGCGATAATCGCCTGAATAGTGTGTTCTGTTTGGTTTACGTCTTTCGTCTAACTTTGCAATGTATTCGCTTTGGTGTTTAGCGCAACGGTTTCCTTTCTCAACGAGTGTGCCACAGGTGAGGCAAGGTCTTTTAAATCCCATTGTTTAATTGTCCCATTGGATTGAGATACCCAGCCGTAGATTGGTGGATGGGAGAAGCTGTCGTGGGTGGTAGCTGTTTCTATTGCTTGATACAAATATGTTGTGTGATTCTTGGCCCAGTCATTTGTTGTTCTGAATGCTGTGGCTAATGAACCTAAAGCTAATGTTCCACCTGAACCTATTGCCCAGTATGGTGTGCATCTTGATATGCCAAGTGTGTTGCTTATGCTGAATGCTTTGCCGTGTGTTACGAGTATTAGTTCTGAGTCTGGTAGTTCTGCTACACCATCTTTAACATCAAGAGCTAATTGTTCTTGTGCAACCTTTCTAATTAAAGGAATGATTCTTTTTGCTATCCATTGATACCAACTCATTATGTCCTCTTTCTTTTTCAGTTGTGGTGGAACAGCTGGATACTTCACAAGATATTGTGTAATGTCACAAATTCTGTCTGCCCCTGCCGCAGCTATTAACCATTCTCCTTGTCGGATTATTTTATTCATAGGCATTGAGGTAGTAAAATTTTCATCTGTTATGCCACTTTCTGACATCATCACGCATTGTTTGTTTGTTGATGCAATCCCTATTGTTGTCATTTAACTTTCAGGCTCTCTCGGTCAATGGATATGTTGGCAGCCTGTAAACATTCGGCATAAGTGTTATGGTCTTGTGTTTCGCAACCTGAACGACAGTTACTCATTATCTTCCTTTGGTGCAACATAAGGTTGAAGTCTTTTCTGCTCACGCATCTTCAGCTTTACAGGACTGTAACCACCAATGGTTCTACCAGTCTTGCGTTGCTTGCGTGGGTTCTTCTTCCACGCTTTGCCACACTTACGATTGTCATTGCGAGCACCACCTGACTTGCCTCTACCTTTAGCCATCACTCACCTTTTCCTATAACTGAACCTTTACCAGCGGCCACATCAGCGGCGTGTAACACACCAGCAATGAACAAAGTTGGTATCTGATGCTCTTGACTATTAACATTCCTAAAAGTCATAACTTCAACTTCAGCCATCAACGAATCAATAACTGCTTGACGTGTAAAACCAACAATCAAATGTGTTTGATTGATACCAGGCTCAAGTTTCTCTGGTGTACTGTCGTAATGCTCCAAAGCATAATTCATCAACAACGCTTTAATCCTCTGTCCAACAGGGTCATCAAAGATTTCTACTCCCACGAATGTTTCAACCACCCTTGTTGATACGCTTCCTCAGGATTACAAGTAACCCAGTTATGGCACTTGCGACAAAGAGCAACCAAGTTTTCCTCATCAGTAATAGAACCACCTCTAGCGCGTGATTTAATTTCGTGAATGTCTTGGCTTCTATCTGACAAACATCTTTGACAAACAGGTCTATCAGCCAGCATCTTGCGAACAAGGTTTCTACGCTTAGTTGCGTAAAGGTTTTCCATTTTTGCTGAGCGTGGTCTGATAGGTTTCCTGTTCATAAGTTAATCCTAAAAGGTATCTGATACCCAAGGATTGTTGTCAGATTGTGTAGCGTGAGGCTTATCCCTCATTATCTCTGCTTGTGGTGCAAATGCTTTACGTCTAAGTTCAGCACCAACAGAATCAGCTTCTACTTCAAAAACTGTTTTCTCTGTGCCATCTTTAGCTGTGTAAGAGCGTTGTTTGAACTTACCTGTGATGACAACTGTGTCGCCTTTAACAACTGTTTTAGTTGTGTTCTCTGCTGTGTCATTCCAAACATTAACGTTCAAAAATACTTTGTCACCATCAACCCATTGACCTGATGGGTCTTTCTTTCTCTCAGAGCAAGCAACACGAAGTGACGCAACTGCTTTACCTGTGGTTGTGAAACGTAGTTCTGGGTCAGCTGTTAAATTACCTACGATAATAATTGTTGGTAATGGCATTATTTTTCTCCTTTTATTTTTGTTAGACGACTTCCCCTAGTTATAGGAAAGAAACCAACAGACTTAGTTCTCTTTGTTCTATTTTCGAACTCTGTTGTTGTTGGTAAATCAGTTTGGTCTTTCCATTCAGGTTCAAATAAACGTAAATCAAAAGCCCACACACCTTGAGGTGTTGAACAAATATATGTAGGAATCATTCCACGTTCACCAGCCTCATATTTGAGTCGAGCATATTTTGATTGCTCAATCATCAAGTTCTCGTAATGAGACTTACGGCATTTCAGCTCAATAAACAGTTGTTTAGCATTAGAGAAACAATCATATGAATCATAAATACCTGACGATTTAACTAAATCAGGCATATAAAACTCTTTTAACTTATTAAATAATTCTTTTTCATTCATAAACGGTGCGCAATCACTCGAATAACTTTTCTTTTATGTTTCACATCATTTGGCATAGGAAACGCTTTCCTTAATCTTTCACGTTCTGCGGCAGTAAAACTTCCCCAAATACCCCACTTGTTTGACCAACCATCTTCTAAACAAAAACCACGAACAGGGCAACCTAAACAAATCCTTATCGCTGATTTAATTGCAGGAACATCATCTGCTTCACAGAAAAACATTTCAGGGTCAGCGTCAAGGCATTTACTATGTGTTTGCCAATCATCTGGTTTTGGGCATTCTGCGCAGATTTGAGTGCCATCAATCACGGGATGACTGCAATCTTTTAACACGAAGTTCCTCAATAAGTTCAGCTAGTGCAGATAACGGTACAACAGCCCACCAGTCTGCAACGCGTGACACTCCTACGCCATTTGGTTTAATAACCAGCACACCAAGTTCTTCTTTTGCGTTGATTCGCTCAATTTCTGTTTCTTTCATCCACTCGTGAATCTTGTAAGAGCGTTGATTTTTAACTTCCACTACACATCCAGGAACGCCAGCAATGTCTCCAGTATCCAATTTTCCTTGGAGAGCACGTCTTTCCACCGCTGGGAAAGTTTGCTTCAAATAATCAGCAACAGCGGTTTCGGCAAGCGTTCCCTTTTGCTTAGATTTACTCATCTAGACAACAGCTTTACAAGTAAAAACATAATCACAATTTGCATACCAATAATGATTGCTTCCATCAGTAACCCCATATTCTTTCATCAGCTCTATCCTTGGCGTATAAATCAGCATCAGGTTGCCAAGTTGGTTCAGACTTAACTAGCTCATCCCAAGACTCAAAAATGAAAGTCACAGAACCATCATCATTGTTTCTAGTAATCATTTGTTCTTCCCAGGTAGTTTATGAATAGTCCAAGGAAGTGTTAAAAGAAACAACCAGGTGGCGTAAACAATGTAATCGTAAAGAGTCATTATCTGACCACGCAATCGTGTGAATCGCCTTTAACATAACCTTTTTGGCATTCAACACAAATCTTCACTAAACGAAGTGTTGGTTTCTCGTTAGCTTTTATGACAGGCCCAAAACCCTCTGGTTTCTCATCATAAATAACATCAGCTAACTCATCACATAATGCCAAAGCCTCAGCACCATCTAAAACTAAAGCCCAATCATCAATACCAAGTGTTTCAATTAAAGACTGTGCATACAAATCCTGTAAAGACAAATCGCCCTCAACAATCTTGTTTGATAAATCTTTAATTCGTTCAGACTTATTGACCACATTGTGAGCAATCCATCTGACCATTGAATCTAAATCATCTTGAGGAATCTTGATAACAATGTGTTCACCATCTCTTTTAACCTCAGACATTTTGTCTCCTTTTTGTGACACCATATTCTTCTCTTAAACTTTTGACCAAAACTTGTAATTGGTCATCTGTGATAACTGTTGAAAAAATACCCACTAAAGCTTCTAAAGCAAGGTCATCCCAACGTTTTCTCAACAAATCAGTTAGTTCATTTAAGTTATTAGAAAAAGTTGCTTCACTCATTAGAAGTCCCTTTGGTTAGCAGGATGGTTTGCAAAGTAATGTTCAATGACAACTGTTCCAGCCATCACTTGACCATTCCAAGAATTGTCGTGCTTGAAACCAAAACTACATTCCAAACACAAAAGCTCACAATCAGGATTGACTGACTGGTCAATAATTGATGCAAATAAATCAAAGTTCTCATAAATTGCATCTGGTAATGCTTCCTTTGTCTTACTCATTTTGTCCCTCTTTCCTTGTAGGTTCTGCTGGCTGATTACGCAGGTATCCAACCAGCAGAAGATTATTTATTTGATAATACGAATCCCAGCGTAAAAAGTCTGGGTTCTAACAATAGAATGTGTTTCTTCAACCAAAACGTACTTTAGATTGTTCTTCAAACAATAAAGTTCAATTTTAAGAAAGAACGCTTCATTGTGATAACGCAAAGCAGTTTCTTTTGTGTATTGATTATCACCATAAACATCAATTCCACCTGCAAAACGAATTAAAGTTTTATCACTACGACTCCTAGTGAATCCTCTACCGTAATTGTGATAACGGTCTTTATCTTTGTAGTAACGAACTCCGATAGCGTCAGCCATTTTTTCAATTGCTTGCCACGTAAATTCTTGATACTCAACTGCTGTGTCTTGCTTTTCTATTGTTGCTGTTGTCATTTCTTTGTCCCTTTCCTTGGACTAAGGGCTGACCCTTTAGCCAGCCCAAATCTATTTCCTTAGTTACTTTGCTCTTTTGCTGAATCAACAATTTTCCAGAATCTTTTTTGAATGTAGCTTGTTTGCCAAGACATCAAATTCATCAACGGTCTCATATCATCAGCGTTGAATCCTGATGCAATAAATGCTTGAGCTGCTTCTTGTACTTCTGTTGTCTTTAGTCTTGCTGCTTTCATTTGTTTGGTCCTTTCCTTGACCTTGTATAACAATACTAAGCGAGAGGTATAACAAAAGCAAGTCAAATCAAGCACATTTTGATAACAATTTGATAACGATTTTCTTAGAACACCTGTTCGATAGTTTTACGTTCAGGCGGGGCAAAAAAGGCAGAGGATGGCGAATACTTCAACCACCCTCAATTACGCCCAGTATGGGGTAAAGGAGTCAGATGGGGGCTATTTCAGCCCGATTGCGCCATATGTAGAAGCAAGTCCCTAGTCAGCATCAGGCAACCCGATTTGACACTCTTACAGCTACTCGCACATTATCGATATTGTGCTCGCTTGATTATTTTCTTGCAAGACAACACATCTGCCTCAAACGCAGATTGAACGTGGGATAAGCACGCCCAGAGCCTTTAACGAGCCTCTGTCACTCAGCTACAAGTTCTATCACAAGCTGCAATCAAATACCAACATCAGTCCAATTAATTAAATAACCGCGTGTCGAATACTCAGGTCTAATCATCTCAATCTTTCTACCCTTAGCCGCAACAACATCTTTGAGCTTCAATGTTGGAACAATCAAAACAATGTCCTCTAACACAAAAGCCCAATGAGATGCCTTAGTCGTACTCAAGCCCGATAAATACCAGGAGTTAATCTTTTCAGAGAAACAAGCCATCTCAATATAAAGATTCTTTGTTTCTTTCCAACGCCTATCACGCTTTACTTCAACAGTTTCAATTGAAGCTGTTAAAAGCTCATTGACCTGGACTTCACCAGCTTTACCAAACGATAAATCTAAATCCCAATCAGATTGATTTGTCATTCTTAAACTAGATTTTCCTCAAGCCCTAAATCGTTGTAAAGCATATTTAACGATAAAGCCACAATACGTTTTTCATCTTGCGATAACAGATTTATCTCAGATAAACGCATTAAAGACTCACCACAGTTAATGAAACGAAGAATCTCAATCAAAACAAGTTGAGTGCGATTCCATTCAAACTTATCAATTGTTTTCCAATCAATCTGGTTAATATCTAAGTCTGTTGTTGCCAATGCTGGATGGTCACGCAACCAAGTCATTTTTACAAGATTTGAAGCAACTTTTGCTCTGTTCATCTTTTGGCCTCTGGAATCATCATCTCAATTGAAATACGGATTACTTCTGATACTGATGCGTTGTGCTGTTTTGCAAACGCTTTGACTGCACGCATTTGTGTATTGTTCAAACGCAGGGCAATCAGGTTTTCTTTTCCTGATTTGTCAGACATTATTACCTTTCTTTGTTTGTTTATTCTTCTTCTAGTTGTAAATACCAACCAACTAAATCTGCTTCAAATCTCCAAACACCATTTGTTTTTTTTTCGTTTAATCTGATGCAAGCGTTCCAAGCACTTTGATAACTTGCGTAATATTTTGTTTCACCTTTAGCGTTCTTATGAAGTATTTGATTCATTAAAATTTTTCCTTAAAAATGTGTTGCTAATTTGTAGGTCATTTTGAACGCCTTGTTTCTATCCATAATAAAAAATTCGTGTCTATGGTCGTGCATAAGTTCCAAGAGCATTTCCTCTTTCATTACATTGATTAGTACAGTATCAACAACATCTGGAGCATTTAATAAATAACCACGTTCTTTTTTGTATTCAATAAATTTAACTGCTTCTCTTTTTGCAAGTTCTAAAAAGTATTTTTGCCATTCTTTTTTATTCTCGCTTTTGATTGCAAGTATTGCTACTTCTTCTCTGCTTAACATCATTTGCTTGGCCCTTTCCTTGACCTTGTTATACAAGTGTATAACAACAGGGGGTAGGTCTGTCAAGAGGGGGGGTCTAGGGTGTGTCGGGTCAGCAGGAAAGGGGACACAAGAGCCAACCCGACACTTAGGACATCTGAACCACTAGGGAATGGCTCAGATGACATCTTTTAGATTCGCACGCAGCTTTTGAACCCTAATTCTAGTCCAAGCCACATAAGCTAGACAATCATCAAGTTCTTCTAAAGCATCATCTAAAACCTCTGCTGGTGTCTTATCCTCAATTTTTTGTCGCTCGCCAGAGTCGTATTGAGAAGCACCAATGCTGAGTATTCGTTTCTCAACATTAGAGATGGCGTGACTTATCGCTTTTGCTAGTTGCTCACTTGTCATAAGACGGCTAAATCACTCCAACCCTTTTTATCGTGCTGACCTACCAGCAGGGTCATAGTTCCTGGTGAACTCCAGATTCCAGAGATATCTGTGAACCATTTTGAACCACCAGAAGTTGAACCATCAGTATCAAGTGATGGGCATTGGAAACGAGTGAACGCACCAAAGTCATCAATCTTAATATGATGCTTATGAGCTGTAAACCATATTCTTGGTTCAGCTCCGTTATCTCTAAGAAGTCTTAATGATTGTGCTCTCAGCCATTCAAGTTCTTTTCCAGATATTTTATGTCCGTGAGTGAACGCTACTTCTATTCCTGAAAGATTAACTTGCATAGTCATTTGGTCGTGTGGAATATGCCAATCATCAACAACGTCATAACCATCAAGAATACGTTTCAAAGTATCCGCTAAAAATCCATCTGCGCTGTCACTATCCGTTGTTATATTTCTGCCACCGCGTCTTTGCCATTCTCCGTGATTACTTAAAGTAGAAATAAACTTTGTTCTCTCAGCAAGACCAGACAAAGTAGTTACACCAGTAGTCCACAAATCTAAAGCTGTAAGAAGTTGTTGTCTTTGTGTTTGCTCAACAGAAAACAACTGTGAAGCATAATGACCATCACAACCCTCAACAGGGTCACCCATATTCACAAAAGCAATCTGCTCAATATTGCGACCAGTTTTCTGTAACTCCTCAACACGTTTCGTTGTTTTCTCAAAAGAATCCAAAACACGTTTAACAGTTGCTTTAACACCACCAGAAGCAGACTTAGCCAACTGCCAATCAGCCCATAACACCACAAACGTTGATGGGTCTTGAGTAACTCTTTTCAGAGTGCCTTTAGAGGGCTTAAAAGACCTAATATTGGCGCGAATTTCCTCAATATCATCTTCAGATACCTTTGGGGTGCTCCTGCGAGTAAAAACTGCTTTGTATGAATAAAGCCAAATCAAATCTCTATCGCCATTTTCTAAACGCTTAGATGATTGCCATTTGGACATTTTTACTTTGTCATCAGCAATCTCAAAAATAGCTGGGTCTAAACCAAAACTTAAAAGAATTGAATCCCAATCAGTTATCGGTGTATCAACAACACCAGTAGAAATCTCAGCAGTATCTTTTGTCATTTCAACAAAAGGTTTAGATGCTTGCCCTACAACATCCTCAACTTCCTCAACCTGAACAATATTATTTTTCTTCATATACTCTTGGAGCGCCCTTTCAGCTTCCTCTTTAGTATCGAATTGACCCAAAGAAATCTTTGATTTACCTTCCGTGAACCTTGCACGGAATTTACCTGTTTCGCGTTTTTCTACTGCGCCGAAACTTCTAATGTTTTTCACTTGTCCTCTTTCTCAGTTAAATCACAATAGCGTTTGAGATTAAATAAAAGGATTACAAAACCAGCGAGTCCAAGAATAATTAAAATACTTGCTTGAAAGATGAGCGCAGGATTCACCTTTTAGTACCAGCCTTTTCTGTTGTGAAACGCTAACGCCTTACAAGGAGTTCCAAATCTTTTAGAAATGTAGCTCATTCCCCAATTTACTTGGGTGTAAGGATTTGTTGCGAAATCAACTCCGTGAGAAACCATTTTTGAAGCAGGTAATGCTTGCGGTATTCCGTAAGCACCACTTGATGCGTTTCTGGCTCTCCAAGGTTTCTTTTTCGTCTGCCACGAACTTTCTCTTTGCCACAACTCGTCAATACATTTCCATTGTGTTTCAGAGTATTGCTCGCGCACATACTGTCTAACTGCTGTTATTGCTACTTTCTCATCTTGTTCAACATAAGTTGGCGCAAGTAATAGGAGTAGTTTTTCTAGCAATAGATTCCTAACCTAGTTGGATGGCGTAGCCCAAGGGTCATAATCTGCGCCTTTCTTGGCTCTCACCAAGTTATAGAACATAGACGATTCGCCTTGTTGCTTTGTTTTTTGCAAATCTGCAATGAAATGTGAAATTTGTTTCATAGAGAAATCTTCAAGTGTTTTGCACTTGTATTCCTCACACGCCCATTTCATTACATCCTCAAAGCTAAATTCCAATCGTTGTGCGATTTCTTTTAGCATTGAGATTGCAAAACCTATTTGTTTTTCTGTTGCTTTAGCACGACCCATAGGGCCATCTGAAACATTTACTGGTCGAGATTCTTTAGCAACAACTCGTTCCATTTCTTCGCGTGATGGTCTTGGCTCATTCTTACGAGTTGAAAGACCAAGAGTTGCAATGCACCTGCCAATAGCAGAAGTGCTACAAGTCTCTAATGGAAAGTTCTTTGTGGTCATTGATGCCCCAACAGTTTCTTGAGCATAATCAGTTGCACTAGGAAACTGGTCAGTAGCATTCTTATACGCTGATGCTTTCACAATGTAAGAAGTATCAGAATGGTAAACAAGTTCAGTTTCTAAACGACCATTTGGGTACAGCGACCAAAATTCGGCAATTCTTTCTTGAACGGTGGCATACGAACTCAAATCGAAACCCATTTAGAAGTCCTCTCCGCAGGTGCAATTGTATTGATAGCACGTTGAGCATCTTGCTTCTGCTAAATCAGCTTGAATTGAAAGCCATTTAACTTTAGCTTTATCCGATAGTTTGTCCCAGATTTCTGGGTCAGTAATATTAGGCATTTCTGTCCTTTCCCTGTTATACACAATATAAAGGGTGGGTCTGACAAATACTAGACTTGAGGGACTTTCAGCGTGTCCTCAAGAATCTGCACACGAGCATCTATTTTTTCCAACTTTGTTTCAATCCTTTTAATCATCCTAATAGCATCAGGCAAAGATTTACCGCCATTTGCTGTGGGGGAAATAGGGTAAGTCGCTTTATCAATATAATTCTGAATCGGTTTAACAACCACATATTTAACAATCACAAAAACAACTGCCCCAATAGCCGATAAAGCACCAGCAATCTGGCCAGCCATAATAATTGCTTCAGTCATCAGATTCCCTAATAGGCAACGTTACGAGCCATATTACAAGACCACCGAAGATAAGAAAACCAGTTACTTGTTTCGCGCTGCCGTCAAGTGTAAAAAAAGCGATAAGTAATCCGACATATACCCAAGTGTCATTTGTCATAGCAACAACATATTTTCTAAACCAGTTCAACATTTATTTCCTAAACCTTTGACTTTGTGATACAGAAACAGATGCAATAGAAGCAATTTGAGTAACAACAATTGCGCCCACAACAACAGCCTGTGATTCCTCGCGTTGTTCTTGAGTCATATCAGAACCAACATTCAAAATCGCTTCTGTTGCTGCAAAAATTTGTGCAGCACCTGGTATATCTGCAAGCGCAGTTGGTATCTCTAATTCTATTGTATTTTCTGTAATGTAAAGCTCATCAATTATTTGTTGTTCTTGCTCTACACTTAATTCAGGTTCTGCGATTGGAGTTTCAATTGTTTCTGGTTCAACTATTTGCTCAACTATCTCTGGTTCTAGCATTGCTGTCTGTGTCGGCTCTGGCGTTGGTAATGTCTCTGGAATTACCTCAACAAAAATCGCTTCGTCATTTGAGTTATCTGTTACTGGTTCTTGGGTTGGTAATGGCGTTGGTTCTTGTGTGGGGGTTGGTGTAGGTGAAACTTCTGTCGGTGTTGGTTCGGGTGTTGCGGTGGGAGATGGCTCACTTGTGGGAGTCGGCTCTACTGTCGGCTCTGGGGTTGTTGTTGGTGTTGGCGTGGCTGTTGGAATGGTTGTAACGCCAGACCAAGTTAAAAGATAACTACCTGTTGGTGTTTGAGTGTAATTACTTGCCATCCAAGCAAAAGAAGTAGCGCGAATAAAATAAAAACCTGTTTCAATAGGTGCTGTAATTATTGAAGCTAAAACATTTGTGCCAGAGTGCAGACCATCATCATCAGCTCTTAATTTTGTTGCACCTTGCCAAAGCTCAATCCAAGAATCAATAAACCCAGGATTAGTTTGAGGTGTTCCATTAGTTGTATATACAGTTAAAGTTGTTGGTTCTGTTGCCTCAACAGGAATATCAACATAAGGGGTTTGTGGGTCTAAAACAATAGTTGTTTCGTCAGCAAGCGCTGGAGACATAACAAAACCCAGTAAAAGTATTGAAAGAGTTAAGCGCAGTTTGGTGCGCCTAGTCAATTATGCTTCCAGAACTTCTTTCGGGTCAATGTCTTGACCTTTTGACCAACGAATGTTGTCACGGTTTTCAAAATGTAAATGTGGGCCAGATGAGTTGCCAGTATTACCTGATTCCCCAATATGTTGATTCTTTGTTACTTTGTCACCAATTTTTACAAGTGCTTTTGAAAGGTGCGCATAAATTACCCAAGATTTTTTATCGTTGAGTACAACTTCTTGAACCAAATGAATACCGTAGGCTTTGCCCCAGTTGGCGTTAGCGATAACACCATCAGCGACAGCAACAATGTCAGTTCCTTGAGGAACAGCAAAATCAACGCCAGTATGATAACCCTTTGACCACATCTTGCCTTTTTTCTTATATGCAGTTGTAATTTTGCCATCTTTAATGGGTAAAGCCATTGTTATCTTCCACCCTCAGATTTTTTATTAGCTTTTTTAAATATTGCATCTACTTCTTCTTGTGTAAGTTTTCCGTCATCTAAAAAGGCTTTGGCAAGGTCGGTTGCAATTTTTGACACAGCGAGCGCTCCCGCAATAATTGCCGAATTTAATGGCTCTACTGAAATGAAAGCTCCAGCACCAATTGCAGGTAAAGCTGTTACTAAAAATAATGCAAAACTTCTAAAAACTACGTCTTTAATTATTGCTGGTTTCATTTATTTTCCTCTGCTACTAAGGGAATCATATCTAGCCATAAATTTTCTTCTTGATGCCAATGCCAAGCCCCAGCAGGTGTATCTGTTGGTTTTGGGATGGGTGGTATCCATTGATTTGATGAAGCGTCTAAAATCCAATTTGAATAAGGTTTTGGGGGAGACCAAACCTCATCAACTTTAATCCACCCGATACCTATTGAAGTATCAGTTATGTCAAACATTCCATCTACAACATCTTTTTCGTTGTATAACGAAACGTCAAGAATGTTGTTGTTTTCACCAATTATGGCGATTCGTCTTGTGTTCGTCATTCCTTTAGTTTAGCATTAAGAAATGAGCCAAATAACCTTTCGACCTATAAAAGATTTTGAACATATAGCAATACCACCAAAACCAGCAAAATTAGAAATTCCAAATTGGTACAAAGATATGCCAACCGACATCAACGACAAAGAATCTATTGATAGATTTACTTCAAAAAGGTGTATGCCTTTATTAGACGGATTAACAAATGGTTATTACCTATATAACTATGCTGACATTCACGTCAAAGTTGAAAATGGTTGCTCTAAATTACAATGGACTCATTCTTCACCAGTTATTGACACTCATCAGCGAAGCCAAGTACCTGGAGTTCCTTTACCAATAGGTTATTACAAAGATGAGGCTTTTAAATTTTTTAATCCAATTAGTATTCAAACACCAAAAGGGTACAGTTGTTTGTTTACACACCCTACTTTAAGATTTGATTTACCATTTTTTAGTTTTCCTGCAATTGTAGACACAGACGAATACAAAACAGCAGTTCATATACCCTTTTTAATAAAAAAGAATTGGACTGGAACTATCAAAAAAGGCACACCAATAATTCAAGTTTTTCCTTTTAAGCGTGAAGATTGGCAATCAGCTTACAAAGATGAAGCTGTTGATAACGATAAAATGATTTCATTTCTTAAAACTTTTATTCATAGTGCTTACAAGAAAACTTTTTGGCACAAAAAATACTTTAATTAGTATATTTAATAATCACAATTCCGTTGCCACCACGACCACCGCCAGTTGTTTGCTGACCACCACGACCACCGCCAGAACCAGTACCATCTTTTCCTGAAGTTCCGTGTTGAGCAGGACCGTTTGCTGAACCAACCCATTGTCCACCAATACTTGAACCACCTAAAGATGGTGTGCAATTGTAAGAGTTACCGCCACCACCGCCACCACCGCCAGCATAAAATAAAGAAGTTCCTGTAATCGAATACGCTAAACCTGCGCCACCTGAACCGTTTTGTGTTTGACCTGTGTTGTTGCCAACTCCTCCAGCGCCTCCACCACCTCCAGCGCCACCACTTGTACCATTTTGTGCAACACCGTTGCCGCCTGCTGAACCTTGACCTGCTGTACCAGAACCGCCATTGTGTGCGTTGCCGCCGTTTCTAATTCCAGCGCCACCACCTGAGCCACCATTGCCACCATTTTGACCACCATTGCCACCATAACCACCACCAACAGCAATTTGATTATCAAACTGGCTACTTCCACCTTGAGTATTTCCATTACCACCTGCACCGACTGTGATTGCGTAAGTTGTTCTTGGTGTAACTGTGTATGCAGCAGAATAAATTAAACCGCCAGCACCACCACCGCCACCTGCGATTCCAGTACTTGCTGCGCCTCCACCTCCACCACCAGCAACAACTAACAATTCAACAGCATTAACCCCACCAGGACAAAGAAAATTTCCATTTGCTGAAAAAGTTTCAACATAACTATTCAAGATTGGAGTATTGTTATATGTCAAAGATTTCTCAGACATAAAAGAATTAAACGAAAGCCTTTTTATACCCATAACATAATCTTACTGTGTGTATTTCAAAATAATAATTCCATTACCGCCAGCAGCACCACCGTTACCCCCAGCGCCACCACCACCACCTAAACCATTTGTACCAGCATTTCCGCCAGCATTTCTATTTGAGTTTCCACCGCCACCTGTGCCACCTGCTCCAGTGTTTTGATTATTACCAGTAGTTCCACAACAACCAGCTCCACCACCTGCATAAGTTACAGATGAACCAGAAATAGAATAAGCGATACCATTACCCCCATTTGTGCCACCGAGTTGATTACTGGTTTGACCAAAGTTACCAGCGCCACCGCCACCGCCACCGCCACCTGGACTGCCGTTTTGTGGGACAGAGTTACCCCCACCATATCCTTGACCTATCATCCAATAACCTGAATAGTGAACGTTTCCACCATTTGCAGCGCCACTTCCGCCACCTGAACCAGCGTTTTGTGAGTTGTTTCCGTTTGCGTAACCTGTGCTACCACTTCCACCGCCATAAGCAGTTTGGTCGCCAAAAATAGAACCGTTACCATTAGCACCACCACCACCACCAGTACCAACTGTGACTGTGTAACTTGTCGCATTTACTGGGAATGATGCATTATAAATAACTCCACCTGCTCCACCGCCACCACAACCAATATTTCCAGCACCATTAGCTCCGCCACCGCCACCGCCAACTAAAAGAATTTCAACAGTTCTTACGCCTTTTGGTCTTTGCCAAGTTGTCGTGCCAGAAGTAAAAGTTAAAAGTTGCGAGCCTTGAAAAGATAAAGATTCATCTTTTGGATTAAAAAAAGTGTTTGCCTCAGATGGGTGTATAAAATTTTGCCTTGAAAATCTTTTAATCATTTTCCCAGCCTAAAAGTTCAATTAAGTGTTGTAAATTGTTGTCTTGCATATATCTTACACAATCCAATTTCCAGTCATTTCCATAAAAAATTATTCCGTCTTTTTCGTTATGTAAAAGTAAATAAAAATCAACTTGAGGGTCAAAAGACTTAAAAAACCCAATTTTGTTATCTAAATCCTCAATCAATACTTCCCAAGCATCAACATCTTCAACTGTCATATCGTTAGGAATGTCAGTAATTAAAGGCAAAATGTTATCTTCTAAATAACCACCCTTGAAAAATATGTTTAAGTTACTTTTATATTTAGGCACTTAGCTTGTCCTGCTCAAAAGGATAACTTATATTATTTTTTTTACAATAAGTTTCTGCTAATTTGTTAGCATTTTTGCCTGAAAAAAACTCAATATAAATATTTTTATTTCTAATCAAATATGCTTCACCATAAGGTTGATAAGCGGCATAAATACCGTTACCGCCGCCACTTTCTTGGATTACTTCCCAAAAATCAACATCTTCTAATTTCATATCATTTTTTCCAAACCAAGCAATTGGGGTTGGTTCAAATCTTGTTAATGGGTGTTGTTCTAACCAATTTTCGTCAAAGTGGATACCACCTTTGAAAATTTGCTCAGTAGTTCTAAAAATTGACATTTAGAACTCCTTATGCGGTTATTTCACAACCGTATGCATTAAATGTTAGGCTTGCGTTTCCAGCGTAGCAGGCAAGAATGTCTGCGCCGTCAAGAGTAATACCTAAAGTTAAAGCAATAGTGTCATTTGCTGGAATTGTTGCATCATAAGCAATGTAATGTTGATTGTTTACCGCTGTTCCATCTGGTCTAACTGCTAAACGATAAGTTGTTGAAGTTGCACCACGGTTACAAACTGTCACAGTCGAAATAACAGATTGAGTTGCAGTTCCTGTTGCAGTTCCTGCTTGATAAATTGTTTCAGTTGCAGCCACCGCAGAGGCAGCAGCAATCTGTCCTAAAACTTTATATGTTGTTGGCACTTATGCTCCCATTAAAAGAAAATTTGTTTCAAAACCGCTTGAACCGCCACCACCAGAGGTAAAAGCTACCCAAGCAACTCCATTATATGTGTATAGCGTGGAATCATCAGTTAGGTAAGCAAACATTCCTTGTGATGGGGTTGGAATTGCTGAGCTTCTTGCAGCAGTTCCAGCGAATACCATTATTGACTGGTCTTGCAAATAACCTTGAACTTGAGCAGCCGTTAAAATATCGCCTGCTGTAAACGTTTTTCTACCTAAACCTGGCATTTAAATCCTTTCATCATCATAAGATGAGTTTATCTTAGTTTACCCAAGTCCATAAGCATTTAAAGCCCCAAAGACAGGGTCATCAAGAACAAACGGACTGAAATCCAAAGTATCAAGATTGAAAGTCACTTTATGAGTGAAGTTACCAACATTATGACTGATGCCAATAATGCGAGCATATTTTTCAATAGGAGCGCCAATATTATTAGGCGTAAATTTAATTTTTACAATGTCTGTTAATTCTAAAGCAAGTATTTGATTTTGTTGTCCAGTAGTTAGTTCTGCTAATTCTATTGAAATTGAATCAAATCTATATTCTGGGTTTGCATATTTTGCCAAAAGAGCATCAGCAATGTTTGCTACATCTAAATCAGAATTGTTGAGTAAGTTATCTATTTCGTAAGTTGTGATTCCATAGAATGCTTGTGAAGTTAAATCATCAACAATTTGACTTGCTCCACCAAGTCTTGTTAAAGAAATTCTGTTATACAGAAGTTCAGAGCCGTAAACAACAGATAAATCGGTAAAATTAATTCCAGAATTATCGTCAGCAAAAGATACTGCACCTGTGCTACTTGGGCCAACTGAAGCATCTTGAAAGTTTAAGTAACCATTCTTGCCAATAAATAAAGAACCTTGTTCACTTTGAGTAACTTGATTTAAATAATCTAAAACAATAGTTCCATTATCAACAACATCTGCTTGCATTTGATATTGACCTATATCAATGTTTCTTTCAGTTAAAGACCAATCAACTTCAGGTCTAGAAAGAACAGCATTAACCCTATCTCCAGAGTTTTGAACAACTGCTGTGTGCGCAGTCATATTTTGTTGAGCTAAAAGTGAAAACTTGTCAGCAACTTCTGCTGTTGTTGTGTTATCCCCACTTGGGTTGTAGGCCAGATTCCAGTCTTGAACAATTCCTTGATAAACAGCAGAACCACCTGCAAATATCCTCAAACCACGTCTAGGTAAAAGTTGTTCAGAATATGGGCTTGCAGTATTTAATGGGTCAAAAAGACGAGTTGTGTTATCAAAAGTTACAGAAGCTAAACCAGAGTTATATCTGTCCAACAAACGGCTTGAACCACGATTAGTTGAGTAGCCAATAACGTATGGTGTTACATCAGCCCAAACTAAACCACCAAGAATTGCATCAGGTGAATCTAATACACCCAATGTTGGTGAATCTAAAGTAAAAAAAGGTTGTAAGCCTGCATTTGGGTCTATTTCAATTTCAATAGTTTTTGATGGCAGACTCATTTATGACCTAGCGAAAACTTGACCAGATGAACGTTCGTATTTTTGGATGGCATCAACAATTTCTTTACCAACTTGTGCGCCAGAAGTGCCAACACCTGCATTAACAACTATGTTAAAAGTGCTACCCATTTTTGCTGAATTAGCTCCAGATAAAGGTACTACCATTTCTGGTCCTGCCTCGCCAATTAAAGCACGCGTAGGTCCGAGCGCAATTCCCCCTTTAGCCATTCTTAAAGTTTTATTTTGAATTGCAAAAGCCATAGCTTGATATCCGCCAGCAGCAGTTCCAAATTCTTTATTGATTGCAGAAGCCTTGGCAAATTGATTTGCAGTTAAAAGTTTTCCAGGTTGAACTTTGTTTCCTGTGTCAGTTTGTTTGTCTTTAACAATAGGTTCTGCACCACCAGTAGCACCAGCGCTTGAACCTGTGGTCAGTCCATCAACAATTAATTTAAGGTCTGCTCTAGCGCTTTCTAATGCTGCTTTGATACCAGCAACCATTGCCTCTGCTTGTTTAACACCAGCATCATAAAAAGCAACAGCACCGAACTCCCCAACTTGGTCAGCAACAGTAAACACAGAATCAACAAGAGTATTTATTTGCTCAACAACTGTTGAACCGCCAATGATGATGCTGTCAGCAATCTTTGAACCAGCCTCAAAACCTGCATCCAAAACTTGACGGATAGCACGTTCGTTTAAGCCAAGAACAACAAGTTGTTTAACTTTGTCAGCAAACGCAGTAGCTTGAGTTGCTTGGTCTGCAAGTCCTTTTAAGAAATCCTCAGATTCGGCTGCTTTACCAAAATTCAAAATGCCTGTGATTGTGCTTCCAATTGCGTTTTTGAAATCATTAAATTTGCCTTTAACATCCTCAAGAGCTGATTCGGCTTTGCGTAAAGAATCTTCAAGATTATCAACAATAACTTGAGCGGCTTTTTTAGCAGCATCTTTAGCCTTGTCCATAGCAGTAGAAGATTCGTTTAATCCTTGGTTCATTTCGTCAATGGCAGGAACAACTTGGTCAGCAACGTTCATACCTAAAGTGTCTGTTTGTGCTGCTAAAGCACCCATTGAGTTTTTGGCTTCAACTGCGCTGAAAGATAAGCGACCAAAAGCTACTTCTGAAATTTCACCGATTTCTTCAATGTCTACGCCGAAGAATTTTAAGCCTCTAATAACTTTGTTTATAGTTTGGATGAAAAAGTTTAATCCTTTGATTGCATAATTTATTGCACCCTCAACGAATCCAATGAATGCGTTTCCTAGTTTTGCTATTCCTTGACGGAATGTGTCAGAGGTTTTCCAAGCCCTGATAACAACTATTGATAAAGCAACAAGACCTGCGATTACTAAACCAACAGGGCTAAGTAAAAATGTAAGATTTAATATTCTGAAAACATCAATAAATGTTTTGATAGAGCCAATCAACGTTCCAAAAATAAATAACAATGGTCCAACAGCGGCAACAAATAAACCTATCTTCAAAGCAACATCAATAACTTTTGGACTCAAATTAGTCATATAGTCAGCAAAACGCTGCACCAAAGGTACAACATCTGCTCTTAAAACATCAACCAATTGAAGAACAACTGGAAGAAGCGCTGTACCAATCTGGGCTTTAACGTTAGAAACTTCTGCTTGTAAAAATTTCATTTGATTAGCAAAACCTTGAGAGGTTCTTGCCACGTCACCTTGCTGTAATGCTGTGTCTTTCAAAATTAAAGCATAAGCGGCCTGTGATTTTATAGCGATAGGTAAAGTTCCAGAAGTTGTTTTAATTAAACCAAGTCTTAATGCTTCTTCTTTTAGACGTGCATCAGTAAGAGCAACACCGAAACGTTTTAATGGTTCAGTTTCACCTGAAAGACCTGAACGTAAAGCAGTTAGTGCATCATCAATTGGAACGTTGTTAAAGGAAGCCATATCTGCGGCAAGTTCAACAAGATTTTGTGACATCTCTTGTGCTTGCTTTGAACCAAGACCAAATGCTCTGAAAAGGTTTCCGTAGGTTCCAGCAGCTTCAAGTGCTTGTTGTTGTGAAATACCAAAAGCAGCACTTGTTGTTCTTGACCAATCTTGAACTGCTCTGGCGTTAGAACCGAAAACAGCATTAGTTTTAGAAATAGATTCTTGAAGTGTTGAACCTGCTTGAACAAGTTTGTATATACCAGCGCTTGCAACAGCCAAAGGAACTGTGACGTTTCTGGTGAGACTTGTTCCTACTGCTTTGAAACCCTCACCAACAGCAGCAAATTTACCTAAACTGGTTTTAGCTCTGTCAAATTCTCTTATTGCAGACTTGATTCCTTTGTCATCAAATTGCGTGAGAATCGGGACAATAATTGCCATTATTTAACCACCAATAAGTTTCTGTTTACTTTCGCTGATGCTTCTTGTAAAGAACGTTCAATACTATTATCAATCAAATTCTGATTTTTCAAAGCGGCAGGCCAAACAAAGCGAGATGCTCCGTGAATGTTATTTAAGTTACGAATCAATGCCGTGCCTTGACCACTCAATCTGTAACCAGTTGGTCTACGAGCAGATGGTTTAGAACGACCAGAAGAACGACCAGTAGTTTTCTTTCTACCAGCCATATCAGCAATAGCCAAACCACGACCTTTAACTACAACTTTTAATAAAGCTGTTGGTGTGTTACCTCTAGGTTTTTTTGTGCCTGTTTTGACTTCAGTTTTGTTATCAGATTTTCTAAAAGCAGTTGCCCCACTATGGGTAAAACCAGATAGGGGAACAGATTTAGGTAAAGCATTCTCAATACTTTTAGCAAAAGGTAAAGAAGCGTTTTTAATGTCGGAATTTAATTGTGTATACAAAGTTTTATCTAATGTTCTAAGTTCCATTAGAGTTTCTCTTAGACCACGAACTTCTGTTGAAAGCCCAATAGCCACAATTACCTCTTATTTTGTTCGGATGCTCTCCAACGCAAGTACATTCCTAATGTAAAAAGCATACGGTCAGACTCTTGTAAAAGCAAAGAGGGAGCAATCCCAGTTTCACAAGCCAAATAAGCGATATACCAATGCTCAGAGTTTTCTCCGAGCGGCTTTATTTTGGGTCTGAGTCGCTTACACCAATTTCATCAACTTCATCTAACCAATTATCAAACTCTTTTTTAGTTGCATTGGTTCTTTTCTCAGAATGCCAAGCAAGAAAAAGCAGGTCTGTAAGTTTGAACTCTGATTCGAGTTTTGCTACCGACCTGCTGTACTTTTCTTCAAACGCAACTAAGTCTCTTGCTGAACAAACTATTTCTTTAGAATTACCATCATTGTAATTCACGCGCAGGTTGATTTTCATTTGTTTCCTTTTTTAATTAGGCAGCAGTTCCGCGAACTACTGAGCCAGATACAGGCCAAGTAACAGAAAGTGTAGCAATATCGCCAACGCTTGATGCGAATGGTGAGTATTGGGTTACCAATGCTGTCATTGTGTAAGTTGGGTTT